TCTTTTCAATTCCGTATGCTTGCCACAAGATATGGCTTTTGAAAATACGGATTATAATAAACAAGTTTGCCGTGGTAATAAAGCTGTACAAGTTGCTATGGAAAGTGCCGAAATTGGCTTGTATTCCACATCCGATGACTTCTTTTTTAATGATAAGGACTTCGGTTTTATGAGTTTTAATGAGTTACGTAATACCGAATTATCTTTTACCATTCAAGACTGGTTTAATGTAGAGAAGTGAGGTAATAGCATGTTTTTATTCAGCTATAATGGGGAAATATTGAACAAAACTCCCCATGAAGTGACCATACTTGATGAAAAAGGTGACATCGACCAAGTCATTCCCGCCGTAAAAGGTGAGGAATGGAGATTGGATGAAGTTACCACACTTCAAGGGTATATCAACGGTATTAGAGTTACTAAAACGATATATCGTTGTTCACAATTACCAGAGCCTAAAAAAGGTGTATGGTATATTGTATCAGCTCTATTCAAGTTGCATTATCCAGAAAGGGACGATTTATTAGTTCCTGCTGAAGTTATCCGTAATGGAAGCAAAGTAGAAGGTTGTCTGAGCATTGGTATTTAGGAGGTAATATGAAAAATCTAGGTTTAACAGTAAATTCTGAGACAGGGTTTGCTGTATACAGAAATAAGGAAGGTGAAATCACATTCACCGAATTTGATGGGTATAAAACATCAAAATTAGATAGAGCCTCTCAGACAATGAAAGGCTTCAAAAAGGGCGAATTTCGATTACATGTGGCACGAATGTATCGTCCTGAAGTTTTGTTGGTACAAAGCGATTTGGACAAAGAACTTATTAAGTACGGTGCCTTGCCATATATTGTGGGTAGTCCAACACACGATAAATCTACATTACGTATTGGTACTATTTTAGGGAAACAATATGTTAGTCTAGTTGCTATCCCTAATTTTCAAGTAGATAGCTTGCACGAAAGTTTAAAACGATTTGGTACCGACCTTCGTAGCATTAGTTATTACGGCGAAGGACTTTATCAATTATGTAGGGATAAAGCTAAAAAAGATGTACCGACTGTCATTATTAGTAGTGATAAGACAATTACTATTGGGCTAGTGTTTATTAATGGATTACTTTGTGCCGCCAGATATTACAATGATGGTGAACACAAAGTAGGGTTTGTAGAGCGATTAATTTCCTCTACAACTTTAGCACAAGATTTGCCAAAATGTCAAATTGCATTGTTCACGTCAGAAAATGATGTATGGCAGAAACAATTGAAATCGTTTGATGTATTAAAAATCAAACGCTATTTCAGTAGTAATAAAGAAATTCTACATCCTATGTGGTATAATTCTTTAGGTTTAATGTTAAAGAAAGGTGGTATTTTTAATGCCTAATAAAATGGTTCGAAGATTTTATCCTATAGCTTACGCTATGAAAACACGTACACTATCAGATTGTTTAACACAAGTTGGTAGAACAGCAGATGGTGTTGATGGTACTATCGAAGTTTATTCTAATCCATTCTATACGGAAAAAGAGTTCCGCAGAAAACCATCTAATATTATTGATATTGATAGAATTATTGAGGGGGAATGGTTATAATGATTACATTAGGAGTGAAAATTAAACACGGACGTAATGTTTATCGTGTAATTGGCGATGGTTATAACCATGAAGGAGCATACGGATATTTATGTGCTAGTAATGATTCACGTGATTTCTTTCTAGCCGATGAATGTACTGTTCTTTTACCTTCTGAATTACAGATTACACCTACCGATAGTGCATTAGTAGTTGAAAAGGTAACAGGTAGAACTGTTATTAATTATGGTTGCACTACAGACACACATAGAAAATGTCACTACCATGTTGGTCAAGTCCTTAAAGATAGATATAACAATATCTTAACTGTTATGACACGTGGCGATGTGGTATATTACTACTGTGCTTCTATCGACAGTAAAATCTTGGTAGTAGACGATGATACAGAAGTAATTGGTAATATTAATACGCATTGTGCTATAACAGGTCAACCATTGGGTAATGATGTTATTATAGTCAAAACAAAACTGGGTATCATGCGAATTAATAAAGATGACAAACCAGAGTTCATTAAGAAATCGTTTGTAAGTGGTAATTGGTATAACCCTCAAAACTTCCACTTAATTCTTGGTAAAGATTATGAAAATCTATACATTGGTTTTGATGAGTTAGATAAACTTGTGGATTATCCTGATTTTGCCATTTGTAAAGTTACTGGCGTGCCGTTCTATATTGCAGATGAACGTGACATTGTTAAACAATCGGGTATACACCCAGTATTAGTAGACCAATTCATTGTTACATGTCCTATATCTCATCAAACAGGATTGAGAACAGAAATGATAGAAGGTTATATTTCTGGTACTGGTAAAGTTTATTTCCATCCTAGCGTAAAAGACAGACTTGTATGTCATAATGGAACATATGGTGCGACTGAAGAAGACTTTATTTTTGTGGAAGATTTGGGCAAGAAGTTTAGTAAGGCACGACGTAATGAGTTCTATCGCCATTCAAACAATAAGTATTATTCGTCCCAAAGTGCAGCTCCATTGACTGGCTTACATTCTTACAATTTTAAACCTGAACCAGTATTTAATGGTGAAGGCAAGAAATTTCTTGGTATTGAAATGGAATTCCACCGTTGTGGCGAAAGTAATGAAAGAGCTGATTTGATTATTGGTGATTTAAACAAAATTGTCTATGCTAAACATGACGGCTCATTACATGACGGAATGGAGTTCGTTACTCACCCATGTACACCTCAATTCCATTTAAGTAATATCGACTATGATAAATTCTTTAAACGTGTACAAGATTTACATGGTGAGTCTAGTGCAAACTCAGGTTTACATATTCATGTAAATCGTAATTTCTTCAAAGGCAATAATGAAATTGCAAAAATTATTCGATTTGTTGAAAATAATTTTGATACATTAATGCTTTTTGCTTGCAGAACTGATGAAGACAGTAATTGGTGTCAAAAGTATGGTATGGAAGTTAAAGAATTATCTCAAATCTATACTGCGGCAAAAGATGAAAACGAAAAATATCGTGCAATTAATCTTTGTCCTAGTCAGACTGTAGAGTTCCGCATGTTCCGCTCCACACAAGATGTAGAACGAATTCATGCTTATATTCAGTTTGTTGATGTAATTACCGACTTAGCGAATATGAATTCTATACGCTATATTGGTTGGAGTAACATCGCTCGTATAGCGAAAAATAAAAAATACATTGAGTTACGTAATGTCTTACAGAAGACAGGATTATTAAAGGAGGCAAAATAATGTGCGTTATTGCTTATGCATCTAAGTATACAGAGTTATCAGAGAAAGAATTTAGAAACTGCTTCGTAAATAATCCTGATGGTGCTGGTTTCATGATTTACGATGATAACAAAAAGAAAGTTCACATTCGTAAAGGGTTTATGAATTTTGATGATTTTTGGAATGCAGTGAAAGACCTTCCTACTGATAGGGATAGAGTTTTCCACTTCCGTATTGCTACATCTGGTAAGATTTCACCAGAATGTTGTCACCCATTCGTTTTGAGTGATAATCTTGAAACAATGCGTGAAACTGATGTATTCACAGATATTGGTTTCTCTCACAATGGTGTAATGAGTGACTTTACACCAAAAGAAGGTATGCTATCACCTTATAGCGATACAATGTATTTTGGTGCACAAGTGTTATATCCATTGAAAGATAAATTGTATAAAGAAAGTACACAATATCTTATTAAGAAAGCGATGGGTACTAATAAATACGCCATATTAGGCAAGAAAGGTGCGATTATCCTTGGTTCTTGGAACACGTCCTCTGAAACTGGTATTCAATATTCCAATACTAGTTATGAAGAACGTAAAAGCAGTTACTATTATGGTGGATGTGGTTATACATCTTATACTAGCTACTATGAATATGAAATTACACCGCCAGTTGGAGAACCAGATTGGTTAGCAAACTTTACTAAATTAGTAGAAGGTTACGGTAATACAATCATTGAATATTATATCGACGGTGGTAAACATTATGTTGTGCTGGATGGTTGGGTACAAACACCATTCTTTAACCGATATGGATTAAAATACTCCTCTTATTTATCTGGGTACAAAGTACCTAAAGCAGAAGAAAAGGTAAAAACCACATACACAATGGTTAAATGTATTGCAAATGGTGGTAAAACACCAATGAATCAAGAAAAAATGAATGCTATGATGGAATTTATTGAAGATGAAAAAGGTGCTGTATGGGACTTAACTGAGAACACTAAAGATAAGTCTTGTGTATTCTTTGTCACAAATTTCCCACATGTTAGTGGTTCATTAAACGATATTTTTTATAGTGTTATCGGTACAGTGAAAGGTGTCTATGATGACAAAACTGGTACTGTAAGACTGGAGGCATAATGAAACTATACCCATATCAAAGACAAGGCGTTAATAAAATGTTGAACCAATCATCTATTTTCCTTTGTGATGATATGGGTTTAGGTAAAACTGTTCAAGTATGCACTTTAATTAAGGAACGAAATAAGTTCCCTACTTTAGTTGTTTGTCCTGCACCTCTAAAAGAAAATTGGAAAAGAGAGTTGAAAACATGGGCTGGAATTGATGTAAATGTTGATGATATAAGTTCAAAAGTTATCATTACAAATTATGAGCGTTTAACCAAATATTTAGCTTCACTTAAACGCCTTAATATACAACAAGTTATATTCGATGAATGTCATATTTTGAAAACTCCCACATCTCAATGTTCTAAAGCAGCAATGAAATTGGTTGAAGGTGTTCGTTATCGTATTATGATTACAGGTACACCAGTCTTAAATAGACCAAAAGAGTTGCTGTGTCAATTAGAGATAGCAGGATTAACATATAAATTTGGTGGTAAAGATAAATTCCTAAGAGATTTCTGTGGAGCTTATCAATCACCTTGGGGTACATCAAACGACGGTCATTCAAATTTATCAAAACTCAATGAAGCGATGAAAAAAGTATGGATAAGACGTCTTAAAAATGTACAAAAAAATCTTCCTCCAAAAACTGTCCACATGGTTCCTTGTTGTACTATATCTCAACCAGAACCAACTTCGTTTGAGGAGATTGAAAAATACGATAAAGAAGTGTTAAAACAAAAACTTCCTTATTGTATTGAATATATTCGTAAAGTATTAGAAAGAGGTGAGTCCCTTGTGGTATTTGCACACCATCGAAATATTGTAGATAAATTAAGAAAGGAATTTCCTGATGCAAAATACATCATCGGTGGTCAATCTAAACAAAATAGACAACAAAATATTGACAATTTCCAGATGCACTCTGGCTCGAATGCTAATCACACAAATTTGATTGTCTGTAGTTTACAGGCAAGTGCTGTTGGTATTACCCTAACCAAAGCACACACG